CTCGACTTAACCCATCACTGGACAAAACCTTACCCAATGGTTGAACCAAAGGTGGGTAAGCATTCATGCCTAAATTAAATACCCAAGGGGACTTTCGAGCTCCAATCCAGAGATGGGGGGGGCCACTCATATAACTGACTCTAGGGGACCTATCATACCATACAGTGTGATGAGGCCACATATACCCGTTTTTCCAGATTCTTCGAGAATCATTTTTATAATTTTCTAGAAACTGTTTTTCCCCTGGAATGGGGTACCTTGATAAAGAGGAGTCAGGTATATTGTCACCCAAGAGCCAATTGACAATTATAGTTGAAATACCTTGACCCGAAGGGGTGTGAGAGAAAGACCGTGACATCAATCCCGCAACATTAGCCGCTGTACTAGTTGGTGCCGCAAGATAAATATAGCTGGATTTGAGGGAACGATCACCAATGGTGGTCTTATTGTAAATACAAAATTTGCATGACGAACTACCATCATATCTGTGAATCCCATTAATACAAACTATTGGTTTAGAATAGTCTACGTACGGCTCCCTGATCTTTTGTAAAAGTGGCACCGATGTACCCCTGGGTGCGAAGATTATGTCTTCGACAAACCTATAACCTTCGTAAGCCCCGGCTAGGCGTCTGTCTAGAACACCCACCCAGCTGACAAAATGCTGTTCAGTTGGGGGGGCTCTATGGATCCCAACAAATACACCTATTGGCAATTTTTCATCGTGGCTAGTGTGGTAACGGGTCATCAAGCCCAAATAAACACCAGTTTGACTATTCGTGGCCAGCCCATATATGAAATAGCGATTGGAACAAAGCTCATACATAAAAGTGCGAGCAGGGGGACACCCAACTGACGGAATACCATATGAGAAATCAGCTTGTTGCAAAAACATCTCACTGAAAAATTTAGGGGATATGTTGGTGTTGCTTCTATCAAATGAGGGTTTTATCCCAGTGCAACATGACATATGATGGATTTGCCCTCTAACCGTGTGTTTAGATTCTAGAAATGGGCGAGGGATGAGGGCATCGCCATACGCATGGGCTATCAATTGAGCGTGTAACATATTCGCAAGGTGAGTCAATGCGCTTAAATCTTCGACATATATACGTTCACTATCCGCCTCAAAACCATTACCTTTCACATTAATATCCAGCGGTGGAGAAGTCCAAGCCCGTGAGACCATAAGTTTTCTCTGCTCAGTCATCTCAGGATATAGAGTCCGTGCCATACGTAAATGAACAGGTCCGATGGGTAAACGAAGAGTTAATAACTCATATAATGCTTGTGAACTAGTGACCCCATGGAGTGTCGATAACCATGGTGACCCATTGGGATTGCACCAACCGGCTTGAACCATCGAGTCTAAAGTGATTTCAGATGCTACAGCACCCCCAAGACCAGGTTTGACCCAAGAGGGCTGAGGAGGGGCGTTTGAAGTCACAACATAATCATCTACGACTGGTTCCCAACCACCAGGCACAGAAATTGCCCTTATCCATGGGAGGATGTCCCCAGATGCTGGTAGCGATTGAACAAAATGCCC